ATTCACGATTACGACGAATTAGCTAGAAATAAACATCGTGGGTATCCAATATCGTTGTCAGAACCCGCGCAATGGATACTGTCGGAAAACGACGCGCCGTACTCATTTCTGTGGTGCTGTTCTGTGCTTGATCTTGCTCCGCACCGATTGAAAAACAAAGTCGGAATGGCGAGAATATTGCCTGATCGCGGGATGAAAATATGAGTTGCCGTCAATGCGGAAAGAAAACGGAACTTCTGTGCGCCAGATCAGATTGCTGGAACACGGAGGCGAATCTTAAAAGCCTGAAGAAACTCAAAGAGGAGTCGGATCAGAAGATCGTGCAGCAGCAAGCAGTCCGTGCGTTCCCCGCGAACTTTGAGACAGTCACAGCATGGGCTGTTGGTATCGGAGCGCAGCGGATAGCGGATCGCGCCGCCATCCGGCGCATGGGTAGCGAAACGATTAGAGCAGCAATAACTTACGCAGCTATTGCGAGGAGTTTGTAATGTTTGCACTTGGCGAAACGCCGTATACAAAGATATTTATCAGGAATGAATTCTTGTTTGACGAGCGCAAAGGACATGGAGAATTTACGCCTGCCGTTGTTTTTGCATATCGAGCCGAGCCGGCTAGAGTTCCCATGTTTCAGGTCATGCTGGATTCCGGCGCACAATGGGCAAGAGTCCCCATACACATGATCTGCAGCAGACCGTGTGTTGCTCTGCCTATTGAGCAGACTTGTTGGTGGGACAGCTATGGGTACGATTTCACGGTTTTGGCATTGCCGTTCCTGAAAAACCATGCGGTGACTGCACTCGGCAGGGACGGCGTGATACGCAAGGGCAACTACTTATTCTCAGTTGACTGGATCAAAACAGGCTGGTCTGAAATTCCAGATCAGCACAAAAACCACCACATCATTGCTTTGGAAACGGGGCAGTGGATTGGCTATCCGAACAACCGACTCGTCTGGCAAGACCCGTCATGGATCACGCCAGCCCCGAACAAAGAATGGCAAACACCGAGCAGAACTTATTCGGTAGAAAGATAAAGAAATGCCCTGGGCTTACATAAGACGGCTGATCGGGCCGGGGTTGCTATGGCTTAAGCCCCGAGAGGTTATATCTAAGGCTATAAAACAGGCTCAGAGTGACCGCAACGAGGCCGCTGTAGGCCACCTTAGGATAATACGCGAGAGAAATGACCTCGTGCGCTTCGAGCAGCAGCCTAAGGACGAGCTTTGAGGTCTTTCTCGATATCAGCCTCGATGTCCGACAAGCCCGCCTCTTCCTGAGCGCCTGGAATTTCACTACGCACATCAGCTTCCATGTCAGCGGGGAGAGCCGATTTGTCTTCCGGAGAGGGCCAGAACGCGGCTTCCGTGCCGGTGACTGCCCCCGCCGTGCCCGCCGTGGCTTTGAAGGCGCGGGGGGCGACAGACTCGGCCTGCTGCTCCAGTAGGCGCACCACCGCCGCCACGTCGCGGGGGGCGGTGGACATGAGCATGTCGGCCAGCTTGGAGGCCGTCTTCTCCGGTATCTGGGTTTTTGTAACGGCTCGTGAAGCCAACCCCAGCAGCGAGCTCCCGAAACCCCCGGTGATAGCCGTAGCGATAGCCTCGCCCGCCCCCGGGTCGCCTTCAAATTGGTCACTCATCTGGAGGCGCTTGCCGGTAGGGCTACCGCCCAATATGCGGTTGGCCTGACTGAACAGCTGGGACTCGCGCTCTAGGGCCGCTTTGAACAGGCTGAAATGCGCCGGGCTGTCGAACAGGGGCTGGAGCTTAGCCTGCATCTCCGGAGACCCTATCACTCGCTGAGCCGCGTTGAAGTTGCCCGAGGGTTTCATGATTGTAGAGTACAAGCCACGGGCCACCCCGGTGCGGAAGGCGTCCTTTTCTGCCGTGCTCATCCCGGCGACCATCTTCATTACCTGCTCGTGGTCCATCTTGTTGAAGTCGTTCATCCCGGCCCGCATGGCGTCTATCACCTCCATATCGCCCCCGTACTCGGCGCGGGCTTGCTTGTAGGCGGGAACTTGCTCGTCGATGATATCCACGAACGTCCGACGCATATCGCGCAGCGCGATGGCTTCTGCGGTGCTCATACCCTGCCCGCTACGGAATCCGGCGTCCACGTTGGCGTCTATGCCCCGCTTCAGGTAATCCAAGGTACGCACATCGGGGTACGTCTTGAGCTCTAGCTCAAAAATACCAGGCTTGACTTCTTTGGGATAGTAGATATCGCGCAGGGCGAACTTGGAGGGGTCTTCGCCTCGGAGCTTAGCCGCTGCCATCTCGGTTTCCGAGATCTGTTTAGCCTTCTGGAATGCCGCCTTGAAAGCCGGGGCGTCGAGCGCGGCCATGATGCGCGGGTCGGTGATCTCCCCGTGCGCGTAGGCGGCGTCGTACAACCCGGACGCCTTGTTCCGCAGGTCCTGGACTAATCGCTGCTCGTCATCGTAGTAGCTGCCGGGGTTAATCGCCCTGACCACCTGGCCGTGGGTACGCTCCCGAGTGCCTGTCTTCTGGCGGTTCAGGGTTTCTTCAATTTTACGAGCACCCGAGCCGGTGCGCTGGGCCACGGTCTCGGCCAGGTCAACCAAACCCGGAGACAGGTTCGCTATTACGGACGGCACCCCTATAGCTCGGTCGGTTTGGAGAGCGAGGGGTATGTCGCGAGGGGCCATACCGCTTTCTTCTAGGGCAGTGTTGAACTTACCCGCTGCGCGACTAGCTATGCGTTTCTCGGTAGGGAATGTGCGTTCTGCCGCCCACCTGCCCAGCGCCCCTAGCGTTCTAGCCGCTACAGGAGCCGCCCCGCCGAGCACGGTCCCGAGCATACCCCCGGTGGAGGCTCCCGACAGGCGTTGGCCTTCCTCAGCGGAACCCGCCCCAGAAATCATACCCATAGTGCTACCTATTCCGGCCATCTTGCCCAGCGCCCCGAGCGACAGCTTACCCACCGTAGCCGCCGCCGGAGCCAACGCCGCTGCTCCGGCGGGCTGCATCCCGGGTATCAGCATTGCCGCTATACCAGGGACCACTCCTCCCGTAAACTCCAACCCCCCGGCGGTCATGGGGTGTTTAGCGGAATACCGCGCATACTCATTGCGGATGTTTTCTAGCTCGGAGTCGTACTCGCCCCCGCCGAGCTTGGACCGGAGCCAGGCTTCGGCCTCGTCCCCCCAGCCCATACCCAGCCCCTGGCCCAGGAACGCCCGGGCTGCGCCTTTGGCTTCGCCCGCCATTACGGTTTCTCCTCTGACGGCTCCGGGGTGCGCTCGGTGTCGCGGTAAATGCCGGACTGAATATCAGCCAGTCGTTTATTTGAGCGACGCTGAATAGCCTGCAATGATGTGTATGCATTTTTCATAATCTGAGCACGTTGCTGCTTGGTCTTAGCAGCCAGACCCTGGGTGGCGAGAAGAGCGTCACGTTCTCCGTCAGAGATAGCCCCCGGGAACGTCGCTTTCAACTGGGCCAGAGCGGCTTTTTCCAACAGGTTCTCCATCTCCACCGTGTTCAGCAGCCGTTTGTCGTCCGACCCGGCTGCGCTCAGCGCTTTACGCTGAATAGTGTCGGGTACAGAAGTATCAAAAGAGTTCGCGTTCAGCGTATAAGCCCTACGCAGATTCGCTAGGGCTTGGTCAGTGCCCGCCAGCTGATCTTCGGTCGCAGTGCGTAGAGCGACTTCGCCGGCAGTGAGCTTGGTGGATTGTTTTTCCTGCCGAGCGCCCGCCTCTTTACCTAACTGTAACCGATCCCTGGCCACGGTGAGGTTTCCGAAGGCGACTGAGGCCATCATCTCCTTAATCAGGTTGCCGCTCTCCATTTTGTCCGCCAGGAACTTCTTGACGAAGCCCGTGAACTCGGGAGTCCCTTGTACGAGGCCCGCGTCCACAGCCGCCTTGCCCGCGTCGGATTGGGGCTTGCCCGAGGCAATGTACTGCTTGAGCAGCTCGAGCTGGGTGGCTCGGGTGTCTTTCATCTCCTCAGCGGTCAAGGTGCGCAGCGTGTTGACGTCTTCTCGCGCCGCCCCCATGCGGGCCTGCTGAGCGGCGACTCCGAGCTGTTGAACGCGGGCGATGTTGGTGGCTCGAGCGGCTCGAGCTTCCTTGTTGTAATCGGACATGACAGTGCCCGCATTACCTAGACCCTCAAAGAAGCTGCCGGTCTTGGTTGGAGTGCCGAACGCCGAGGCGAGCCTGAAGTACATCTCGGCCTTGGACGGGGGTTCGGTTTTCTGCGCCATAGCCTTAGTAATAAGATCGTTGAACGACTTGGTCTCCGTAGCCGCTGCCTCGCGAGCCGTTTTCAGCTCTGAACCGTAGGCAGTGTTGCCCGCGCCCTGGTACCTGGCGAGCATGCCCGCTAGGTCCAGCGGCGCACCCGGCGCTACCGTGGAAAAGTTGGGTCGAGACATAACCGCACGTGCCCCTAGCACTTCACCGGGAATCTGGGCCTCCATTTCACCCTCCGGGGTCATACCCAGGGGGATCTCGGAGTCGTAGTTTTCAGCCAGTTCTTGTAGCGTCATATCGCTCTCTCTCTCAATCGGTTTAGTTCCGGTAGGCAGGGTAGTCAGTACGGATTGTAAGGACGACCCTCACTCCGCTCAGGAGGTCGAGTGGCTAGATTGTAGATACCGGCCCCGGCAGACAACCCGGTAGCGAGCTGGGACAGCGGCGAGGCACTGTACGTTTGTCCCGTGCCCTGGGTGCTCGACTGGTTAACGGTCTGCACATTGGGGGCCATGCCCCGAATCTGCGTCGACAGCCAATCCAGGGTCGAGCGGGGATAATCAAGCTGCGTCTGGTACTGTTGCCGGGCGGCGTCGGCTTCGCGCTGGGCTTGGGTCTGCTGGGCGGAACCCGCCGCCTCGAGCGCTGCGGCGTCCGTGTAGCCCATCTGTTGGCGCTGTTTAGAAAGGTCAGCAATTTGCGCTAGAGCACTCTGTTGCCTAGCGAGGTCCGCTCCGGCCATCGAGCCGGTGGTTGAGGCCAACCCCGCTTGACGGCTCAGATCGGCTGACGAAGCGCCTAGAGCCTGGCCGTAGCCCTGTTGCAGAGCCTGTGACTGTTGGGCAAGAACGGAATCTTGGGTGTCGCGCAGCGCCCGTGAGCCGAACTCCCCCATACGCCCGCTGCCGAACTGCCCGGCCCGTACAAAGGAGTCCGACACCCCCGGTAGGAGGTTTTCGGTCAGGTTACGAGCGCCCAGTCGGGCAATCTGATCCGTCACGTTGGTGGTGTACGGGTTCATGTAGTTGCCGATATTTGCAACAGAAGACTCGCCCGCCTTAGCCAAGTACGGCGCAGCCGCCGCCATAGCCCCCGGACCAGACGCAATGTTCTGGGTCCCGGTGGTCGCGGCGGTCAGGCCGGGCTGCCAGGCTCCCTGATTCTGCTGGACGCTCTGGTACGCCTGTCGCTGCTCAGGGGTCAGGCCCGCCACGCTAGTTCCGGTGTACGGTTCGAAAGGTTTCTGTGCTAGGTTGGTTGACCACTGGATTTGGTTGTAAATAGCGTCCTGCATCCACTTAGGAGCCTCGGACGAGGACGTCACGTACGACGTGGCGGTCTGCGGGGTGCCGGAAAACAAGCTGGCCATGTTATGCTGCTCCTTTGACGTACTCGAGAGGCGAACGTGCGTCGGGGCTAATGCGCCCCCGCGCCATCGTACGACCTTTGTGTTTACGCAGCGCCTCGCGCATGTGGTCGAGCTTCTGAGCTCCGGCCTGCGTAGACCCGTCCCCGAGCATCGCCACGGTTTCGGCGTCCATGACGTACTCGCCGTCGGAGAGACGAGCGTCTATGGAATCCGAACGCCCGGTGCCGCCCCCTCGAGCGAGCATGTTCAGCACCCCGCCCCGGGCCATGGTGGGCTTGTTGTACTTGCCCCCGGTGACGTTCTGCCACCCTCGAGCGATGAGTTGGCTGACGGGGATACCGGCTTTGGCGGCTTCGGCCTGGATAGCGTCCCAGTCCCAGCTGACGCCGGGCCGGTTCAGGTAGGCCTGTTGCGCAGCGGTCGGCCCAGCAGGGCCAGCCGGAGACTGGGCGGAAGACGTGCCCCCTAGTAAGCCCCCGGCTAACCCCAGACCCCCCAGGACCAGCGGGCCGAGACCCATACCTAGGGTGTCCTTGAGGGACGTATTGGTTTCTTTGAGCCAGTCTTTCACCCCGCCCGAAGCCCCCTGCGGGGTGTATGTCTCAGGGGTATAGCCCTGGTCAGCGGCGTAGGGGTCGGGGTTGACGTTGTAGCCGGTGTTCTGGGGTGCGGAATAGCTCGGGTCGTAGGGTGAGTCATAGGTCGGATAGCTAGGGTCAACACCTAGGGGTAAAGTTGACCCTCCCCCCAGGTTCCCGGCCCCGTTCCAGCCCTCAGCGAACGCCGGTCCCGCGAGCTCTTCCAACCCCCCGGCGGGCATCTGCCCCCCGGCCCCACCCCCCATAAAGCCAGACGCCCCGCCCATGAGCGCACCCGTAACCGGGTTGCCGCCTGTGGCTGCGCTAGACAGCCCCCCGGCGAGCGCCTTACTGGCCAATGGGTTCATACCCATAGCCCCGAACCCTGCCCCGAGAGCACCCCCGGTCAGGTATGCTCCGATAGCCGGGGCTATTAAGTCACCCATCAAATCGAAACCAGGCTGATAATTGTTGTGGTCCGCCATGTCGTTAGCGTGAGTTTGACCCGTGAAGAAGTTGTACCCTAGGGTCTGCGGAGACTCGGTGTAGGTGCCCTGATTAGCCAGGCCGAGAGCTTTCATAGCGGTGAGGTTGGTCGTTCCTCCGTCTGTGGCATTCGCGCCGCTGAATCCGCCGTAGTCGATCCACCGACCCCCCTGAATGAAAGGGTCGTACTGCCCGCCGAGATTGCCAGCGGCGTCATAGTAGTTGTGAATACCATGCTGTGATCCCGGAGTATCCCAGCCCGCCACGCCGGGGGCATAGCGAACGAAGTTTGCCTCGTTTGGATTGACTGGGGTTGAAATCCAGGAGTCCCCGTCCATATACCCCGGACCTCGACCTTGGTTATCACCACCCCCGGCGTAATACAGGGCGTCGGCCTCATCCATCGGGCGATTGAAGCTACCGAATTGATTTAGTCCAAACATGTCTCTTATCTCCGTCTAAGCCAACGACTGACAAAGTCGCTCGGCCCAATCTGTCCATTCTGTGAATTGGTAGGGGTTGGGCAGCGCGTTGCCCAACGTCATGTTGTTCAGAAGCTGCACGCCCCAGTCCTGCCAGTCGTCTCCCTGCAGCCGGCCGAATGCACCGTACGGATCTAGGTCCAGTATAACCTGATTTGACCAGTCGGCCAAATTCATTCCGGTAGGTAGGGTAATGTTCACGGCAGCACGCTCCCGTCGCCAGAGCTCAGATGGGCTAGAATCTGCCCGGCCTGGTAGTCGCCCCCCACCTCATTGCTCTCGAATTTAAGCCTTAGTTCGCGGCGCTGCTCTTTCAACACTACTATCTGCTCGTAAGGCAGGGTCGGGTCAGGTTCAGCGGGAAAAGTCCACGCGGTACTGGTGACTTCGGGTGCTCGGGCGTTCATACGCCCCGTCACGGTGACGAGCATGTCCCCCGCCTGCACAAAGTCCGGCTCTATCAACGTAACGCGCACTTGGTTATTGATACCTTTCTGCGCAACCAGTGAAATATCACATGTCTCGTAATAAGACTGAATAGGATATATATTCTGACCGTCTATGTGGTCCACACCCCGCTCGTGAACCCAGACCTGGTAACCGTCGGGGGTGACCTCGTAGCCGGGCAGAATGGGCGCGGTCAGTCCGTTGCAATAAGTTCCGGCGGTGCGCTTGGCCGAGGGGAGTTCGGTGTCGTACCAGGTGTTCTCGCGCACGTTGTAGATTACAACATGGGTGCACTCCGTAGCGGAACCCCTCGGGTAACACCACCACACCTCCCCAAACCGGGGCACCTTGAACGCGAAGACCTTGCTGCGCTGGGTGGTGTTCAGCCCGTCGAAGAACCAGTTCAGGTTCATCTGGTTGGGCACCTCACGCACCACTCCGTTGAATTGCATAAAACGATCCAACCCCGCCCAGTAAAACACCCCGTCGTAGTCCACCACCACGTTTTGATTCATGATAGAGGTTTCAGTGGCAATTACGTCAAACTGGAACAGGGTGAGGCCTCCGGTAAACGTTGCACGGATAACGGCATCGTAAGCCCAGAAAATACCAGCCGGGGCCGAGCCTGACCCGGCCCGCAGGGGGAGACCCTTTATGATTTTCTGGCCCCACACCCGAGCGATGTCTGTGCCAGACAGCGCGGTGGGGTCGCCCGCCGTAGACCAACCTATGATGCCCGCCGTGCCGTAGTAGAACAGGTAGGGGTGCAACACCACAATCCCGCCCGTGGCGTTAGCGCCCGCCGGTATAGTGATTTCAACCAGCCGTGAGGTGCCCGCGATGTCGCCGTAGAATATCTGCCCCCCGGCGGTGTTGCACACACACGAACCGTTGGGAGACACGTGGGCGATGAGCGAATTGGCAGACCCGGAGCTGTCGTACATGACGTCGAACATCCACATATTGTCTGCCGACGGTGCAACTGAGTCAATACCCCCGGAAAGGTTCGCGGTAGTCGCCGTGATAGTGGTCAGCGTCGTAGCCACCACGTACCCGTTGGGGGTGGCGCTCAGCTCGGTGGCCGTGATTGTAACTACAGCCCCCGCAGCGGAAGCTGTGTATTCGGGCGTTGAGACGAACGCATTAATATCGGCTGCGAGGTCCGTCGCTGTCTGGTTCAAGCTAACATTGAACGGAACCGCCCCGGAGGTTATGGTTACCCCGTCAACGGTTACGCTGTTTACCGAGCCGCTCGCCCCACCCGTTAAAGTGACGGTGCCGGTGGCGTAAGCCCCGGGGGTGCGGTCGGTTATGACCGAGGCGGCTAGGTTGCTATCCAGGGTGAACCGTTCGAGCTTTGACACCCCGCCCGAGTGGACGTACACTTGGCCCGCCTGGACAAAGTTGGTGATACCCCGCGAGACCTCGGTCAAGTACTTTGAAACCGAGCGGAAGCCCCAGATTTTGCGCGGCAGCCCGCGCTGCCACCGTACCCACTGACCGTCGATATAGTTGTCGCCTTCGAAGCGCGTACCATCTCGCTTTAGCCCGGGTGCGGGGCGAACGATCGAAGGTGAAGGTACGGCCATCAGAACACCCCCCCGTCAACGTTACCCGCCTGAGCCACCCCGAGCGCAGACCACGCCGCAGCCTGACTCGCGGCGGTAAATACGGCAATCCCGACTGACGTGCCCCCCAGTGCGATTCGGGCAGCTGAGGCTGTAGTAGAGCCGGTTCCCCCGTTGGCTACCGACACCGGGGTGGACAACGTGCTCGTGTCCGCGTCAACCACGTCTGTTCCGTTGCAGTAATATATTCCCCGCTGCCCGGTGTTGACCGTTACCCCTGTGCCCCCTGAAACTTTCACCGTGAAGGTGTAAGCCCCCGTGGTGCTGTTGTCAATCCAGTACTGCTGAACCGTGGCCGGAACCAGTATATCTCGATTACCCGTCAGAGTACCGGTGAACTGATAGGCAATACGGTTCAACTCTGAACCGGTCAGAGTGTAATTCCCCGACCCCGCCACAGCTATCGACGTGTAGTCAAACACGAACTCAGCGGCTTGTCCGAACCCGATAGTCAGGAACTGCGTCCCGTCGGACACGATAATGCTTGACTCGGTGGGGTTGTAGGTCTTGGTAGAGGCGCTGTCTATGGTGGCCGAGCCCGACGGGTCCGCCACCAGGGAGCCCGTGCCCTCGTTGCGCACGAACATGAACCAGTCGTCACCCACCGTCACCGGGTCGGGCAGCGTGAGAGTACCCCCCGCCCCCGTCCAAACGAACGTCTTAGCGCGGTCATTCGCTGCGGCTGTGTAATTGACGTTTGCGGTCTCGGTTGGCATCGACTGATAAAGTAGCGTCCCGATTGCTCTCAGCCCGGTGCCTGCCAACGAAGACGCATCGGCCGAAGAAACCCCGGCCCCGTACTGGAACGCTTTCCAGCTGCCTGCGGTGGTAGTGTTGACCGTAAGATAGATCTGCCAAGCCTCCCCGGGAGCCACCGAGACCACCTGTGTAGCGCCCCCGAAGACCTTGACCGTGAAAGTATCGGCCCCGGTGTTGTTGAACAGAATGGTTTCGCCGGGACTAGCCTGAGTCGCGTTGGGTAGCAGAAAGTACAACCCCGCCGAGGACGCACTAACGTCCATAATACGGGTGGCAAAGTCCGTAGCCGCCGAGGTCTCCTCTGGCCAACTGAGCTGTTGGTTGGCGGCCAGGACAACCGCCCGGTAACTAATATCGCTCGGGTAGATGTTGGCGCCGCCGAAAACGTCGGTATATGTGGTCATTATACTTCACTCCTGGTAGCTGTTCTGTCCATGACCTTACCCATGTCCTCGCCGCTCAGCGCCTGCGCAAAGCGGTCATACATAGACTGCCAGGTGGCCACCCGCTCATCGTTTTTCAGGAACGGGGTGGCTTCGAGCAGCGTGGCGTATAGTATCAAATTGGGGGCATAGGTGGTGAGCCAGTTTGTTTCGTTTTCTTCGTCTATCGGACGAGGCAACTCGTAGTACAAAATCTCCAGGTCCGTATCCACCGCAGGGGTGGGCGCAAACACCCAATGCTGATAGTCGTAATCGGCATAGAACTCGGGGGTACCGGTTTCGGTTTCGTCCGGCCAGTAATTGCGCAAATATTCGAACGAACGCGAAAGCACGGGGACACCCTGGAGCTTAACGCTCACGGTGTCGCGCCATCGGTCCGGCTTCTGTATAACCGCCGTGCTGGCTGCGAGAGTGGTGGTTACGACTCGGATGAACCCTTGGAGCTTGAGTTCGTGAGCGATGCGGCGCTCGGCCAGGGCCACTAAGCGCGGCAGCTGGTCGTACACTATAGGGTCGCTCGCCTCGGTGAAGCCGCGCTCTAGGTACCGGCGCACGTCCACCAGCAACGAACTGTAAGTCATCACATATGCCACGTTATTCTCCTGTAGCCTTAGCAATCATAGCGGATTTGGCTACCTACTTAAAAAGTTTGGTTCCGGTTTTATCGATAATCAGCGCCATTTTGCGTGGCTGAAGATTGGGTAAGTTAGGGATACTGATATGTGTCCATCTGTCGAACTCCCGTATAACTTGATCGTAGGCTAATCCTGACGCTAACACAGCCCTTACAACCATGTCAGGCGTCATCCCCGGCACTCTGAAGTCAGCCGCACAACCAATCCGGTGCTGAGAAGTATCCTTCGATCCTACGGCATCGTTGACAGCCTTTGATCTGTAAGCAGAATTGACCATAATCGAACGCCCTCCTAGCCTGTCTTTTACCCGTTCAAGGAACACCGCTAACCGCCTGAGATTTTCGATTTCCCCCGCATTAGGGGTGTTGTCCAGCGACCGATGATCTGTGACGGTTAGTTCCTCAAGAGTGAAATGCTCACTTAACTTCACGATCTTCTACGGGGGCTTTCCACGCCGCTGACTTTTCTGTCAGCACCCGCAGGACGATTCCCACCGCGCCAATGATTGTGAGCAGCGGCCCCATTTGCGGAGCCAGCGCGAGGATGACTCCCGAATGGTCACTAATCCAACCCACAACTCCGAGGGCAGTAACGCCACCGGAGAACCACATCGACTTGCTCTGCAACATATCTTTGATTGCGTACATTAGAAATTACCTCCTACAGGATTTAACACTCCGGCTGGAGCATCGGTAACAATTGTTGATCCCATTTTGATATGACCATTTGTAATCGGAGACTCATTGATTGGGCCATAGCAGGACGCGAGTTGTACCCCGTTCACCGGCTTGGCTTGCTTGTCGCAAATAAATGACCATAAATTGCTCATGCCCTCGGTCTTGCTCAAGACAAAAGTCCGGTGAACCAGCGGCGCAACAGCCCATGTCGGTGCTTGTGGGGCTTCGCTAACCATAGAGAACAATGACCAGACCTTACCGGCGGGAGCATCGCAGGAGTTCTTCATCAGTTCACCATTGGCAATCGAGCGGCCTTTGAGTACAGGACAGACTGCCATGCCCTCGGCAAACTTCTTGCCTTTAACCGTAATCATCTTGCCTGTCGGAGTCGAGCCTGAAGCCGCGCACAGAGCATATTCGCCGTTGCAGATCATCAGTTCAGCAGCGGCAGCGTTACCGCAGAACAGGGCAATGAGGAGCAGCTTTTTCATTTGTCGGCCTTGTCATCCAGTTTGTCGAATATGCTTTTCAGCATTATCTTGATGTCGCTTATGTCGCGGTGGT